CATTAACACCAAGTTTTCAAGAAAAAAATATAATTTTATTATTGGATACATTTAAATTTCAAATAATAGCAACTATATGTAGAATAGCGATAAGGATTAATTTTTTTGGGCAAGAAGATTTATTAGAATATCTAGAAGAAATTAATGCAATGATTGATAATGTTCTTGATGATCTAGGTGATGAGGCTGCGTATGGTTCTAGCGCTATTGGTGTTGGGTCTGGTACTGAACCTATTGATAATAAAGATATTTTTCTTTGTATACAGGATATAAAAAAGACATTCACTGATAATATGATGTTAAAATCTAGTTCTATAACAAAAGCTATCGATTATAGAATCCCTATTGATATAGAGACAACATTAGAATTAGCATATAATAAATATAATGATTTAGAGAGAAGTTTTGAAATTTTTCAAAAAAATAAACCTATAATTCAGCATCCCGGATTTATGCCGAATAATGAAATAATAAGGATATTAGATGAATAATAATGTTATTTCAATTATTTCTAATGGATTCAAATATCAAGATTGTTGGGAAAGAATGAATATAAGAATGAGTATGGAAAATATTTGCAGTGAAATATCAGTAAGTACATTAAATTTTTTTGAAAAAGAATTAGGGCTTTATAAATCTTCAAAAAATGGAGAATGGAAACTAAAAAAAGGAAACCAATATATTGCCATGATTGATAATGAAAAAATTAGTACCGGGTATATAGATCGAGTTGGTATAAATTATGATGCAAACAGTAGTGATATAGAATTTTATTTGCGTGATAAAACAAGTGATATTGTAGATTGTTGTTATTTTTCTGAGACTGAAAATGAATTTAAAGATCAAAAACTTATAGATATATTTAAAAAATTATGTGATCCGTTTTCTATCGAAATAGAAGTTGATCCAACAGTTCAAAGTTTAGTTAATACAAAAATAAAAAATTATACTGTTGATCAAGGTAGGTCTGTTGCTGATCTTATAGTTGATGAATGTGTAAAATTAGGTATTCTTGTAATTACTAATTCAGATGGGAAACTATTTCTAACGCAACCAACTTTGAGTGATATTAGTTCTGATATATTAACAGACACAAATATATTAAGCGCTCAAATGGGCAGTTCTTTGACTGATAGGTATAGTAATTATATAACGAAAGCAGAAATAAAACCGGATAAGCTATATGAAGTAGATCAAGAGCAAGAATGGATCGAAAAAGAAAAAGCTGGGAGTTATAGAAATAAAAAAAAGGTTGAAGATGCTGAGTTACGTAATAGATTCAGACCTTATATTATGCTCTCTGATACAGCACAAACGATTGAAGATTGTATCAAAAGGAGTTTGTATGAAGCGAATATAAGACGTGCAAAAGGATTATTGATTAACTATACGCTTGAAGGTTGGACTGAAGTTAATTCAGGAAAGATATGGAAACCAAATCGATTAGTAAAAGTAAGAGATAGTAAATTTGAAGTTGATGAATTGATGTTAATTAATGCTGTTAATTTAGATTTTGATTCTGATTCCGGATATATGTCAACGTTAGAATTAGTAAGAAAAGAATGTTACAGCACTAATGAACAAGCAATTCAACTTGTAAAAAAAGGATTTTAGATGGAATTTAGAGGGATCATCGGCAGTATTATAAGAAAAATATTTCTTCTAATTTCGAGAGGTAAAGTTTTGGCAATTGATAATGATTATGAAGAAATGCAAAAAATTCAAATAAGCAATCTAGCTGATGAAGTAATATCGGATATAGAAAGATATCAAGAATACGGGTTTGAAAATTATCCCGTAATTCCTAACGCTGAGGCTATTACATTGTTTGTGTATGGAAATAGGAATGCGAATAAAGGTATTAATATTAAAATTAATAATAGAAAATTAAGACCTACCGATCTTGCAAGCGGGGATGTATGTATCTATACAATTGACAGTAATAATACTAATGCAAATAGAATATGGATGAAACCTGAAAAGAATGAAATAAATATTGTAACTTATGATGGTCATAATATTTTGATTAATGATGATGGTATTATAATAGAGGATGGAGTTAATAGCCATAAGGTTACATTTGATGATAATGGTATTCTCGTTGAAGATGGAGTTAATGCACATAAAATTACATTTGATAATAATGGTATTCTCGTTGAAGATGGAGTTAATAGCCATAAGGTTACATTAGATGGTACTGGCATTATTGTTGAAGATGGTGTTAATTCTGGAAATATTATAACATTAGATAGTGCTGGATTAACAATAGAGGACATGAACGGCAATACGATTGAAATGGGAGTTACAAGCGTAAAAATAAACGGGAATTTAGAGGTGTTACAATAATGGCGTTAAAAGAAATTGCGGTTGTAGGCATGACATTTAAATTCGTAAACCCTGCTCATTCAGGTACGGTAACGGTTACCGGTGCAGCATCTACGAAAGTAAAAGCCGGAGGGCAATTTGTATATAAAACACTTCTAGCTATCTCTATTAGTAATGGTTCTGATGGGAGTACAACTATAAATGCAACTGGTACTGGAGTACTAATTGCAACAGCTATTAAGAATAAAGTCGATGGGCAATTTGTTTTGAGAAAAGGGGATCAGAGTACTGTGATACCAATGACCGGTGATAATATAAGTCCACCGCCACCTACAATGGCATATACAACAGTTGTTGAAATTGATGATCCCGGACAAAATAAGGTGAGGGGGGAATAAGATGGCAAGAGATATTAAAATGATATGGAATGAAAATTTCTTAGAAGGGGATTTTGCTCTTAATGACGGTGATCTGTTGCGCGAGGAAGGTTTAACAACAGCGGTTCTTATTTCTCTTTTTTCTGATGCAAGAGCCGATGAAGATGATGAAATTGATGATCCTAATGATAAGAGAGGGTGGTGGGGTGATCTAGTAAGTGAAACTCCAATTGGAAGTAAACTATGGCAATTTGAAAGAGCAAAAACTACACAAACAGTTATAGTAAAATTTAAAGAAGCTATTGAAAATTGTTTACAATGGATGATTGATGATGAAGTTGTTGAAAAAATAGATGTAACAGTTGAAAGAAATAACAATAGGCTTTATTTTAAAATATTATTATATCAATCTGATGGGAATAAAACAGCCTATAAATTTGACGATTTGTGGAGAATGGAGGTACAAAGTAATGCCGTATGATAGACCGAGCTTAGTTGAAATAATAAATCGTATTGAAAATGATTTTGTTATAAGAGTAGAAGATTCACAAACTTTTCTACAAAAATCAGTATTTAAAATTTTTGCAAGAGTTTTAGGTGGCAGTAATCATTTGCTCTATGATTTTATAGAATATGTGAAAGATCAATTATTCATAAGTTCTGCAGATGGAGAATTCTTAGAAAAACATGGAGGCGAATATGGTATTAGTAAATTAATTGGCGAGAAAGCTACTGGTACAGTACTTGCAACCGGTACAGATGGAATAACAATCCCGGTTGATACAGAATTACAATCTGCATCTGGAAATAAATATAAAACAACGGCAGAAGCAACAATATCATCCAATCAAGCTAATATAGATATAATAGCATCTGAATTTGGAACGAGTTATAATGAATTAGTTGGTGTAATTCTTACTTTTTTGAGTCCAATACCAGGCATTAATGCTACCGTAACCGTGATTGATGATGGGATAGAAGGTGGTGTTAATGCTGATACCGATATTCAATATCAAGAGAAAATATTAAATAGAAAAAGATTTCCCCCACATGGAGGAATCCAAAAAGATTATGTTGCATGGTGTCTTGAATATAGTGGGAATATTACAAGGGCGTGGGCTATCCCTGAATATCAAGGCATTGGTACAATAGGGTTAGCGTTTGTAAAAGATAATGATACTGTAAGTATTTTTCCAACAGAAGCAGAAAGAGAAGCTGTTAGGAATTATATAATTGAACATTTAGATAGTGCATTTGGCAAAAATGTTGGTATTCCTGTAACAGCTGAACCCGGATTTTTTGTAATAAAATTAGAACCTTATACTATTGATTTTACAATACAATTATATCCAAACAATAGTACGGTAAGAACAAATGTAATAGCAAGATTAACAGAATTAATTAATCAAGAATCTGCACCTGCCGGGACTATTGCATTAAGCCAGTTTTATGAAG